TGCTGAGGATATCTATCAGTCCGTCAGCCCGACCGTTGCGCAAGGCGGCACGCTGGTGATCGGCAGTACACCGAACGGGGCCGGGAATCTGTTCCATAGCTTGTACCAGGGCGGCGCGGGCTTCGTTCGTCAAATCGTGCCCTGGCATGCGTGCCCAGCCTACTACACGCCCGATGAGCGACAGAGCGGCATCTTGCCAGAGCAGTCGGCGTGGTACAAGAAGGAGTCACCGAAGTACCCGGCGTCGGTGTTCGCGGCCGAATATAACTGTGACTTTACGCAGTCAGGACTCACGCTGTTCTCGGTCGCCGACATTGATCGCGCGGCCCAGCCCTACACCATCCCCGCGCGCGGCATGTATCTGACGAGCGTGGACATTGGTCGCCGACGCGACGCGACCGTGATCAATACCTTCGAGATCAGCCAGCGGCCATATGTGCGCGTCGACTTCGATCGCTTGGAGCGCGTGCCCTACCCGCTTATTCAGCAACGGATCGAGGCGCAGTCGAAGCGCTGGCCCGGCCAGCTAATAATTGAGAGTAACGGCGTGGGCGACCCGGTCGTTGAAAACTTGAACGTTTTCGCGACACCGTTCCTGACCACTGCACGATCGAAGGTGCAGGCGCTCCAGTCGTTACAGCTGCTGCTGGAGCAGGGCGATCTACGGGCCACATGGGACGCGCGCGAACGGCAAGCGCTGGTCAACTGCGCGTGGGACAATGAGCACACCGCAGACGAAGTAATGAGCCTTGCGATCGGCGCGGCATCGATCGCCAACATGGGGACACCTGGCATATGAGCGATCTTGACTTTCGCGAGACCACGCGGGCAATCCGCGCGCGCAATCAGGCCGCGGGCTCGAAGGGCCTGAGCATCAGCCTGGATCCTGGCGGCTTCGTGACGGAAGTGCGCGACTACGGGCGCATGCGCGCACCCCGCGCCGACACCGGCACGCTCGAAGCGACGATGAGCCTGAATGAGCTGGTGTTCGCGTGTATCGCGGTCAAGGCGACGGCGAGCCGCGACCCGCGATTGACCGTGCACATCCAGAAGACCAGCGGCGGCAAGGTGACCTATGAAGAGCAGAGCGGCCACCCGTTCAGGGCGCTGATCATGCGGCCGAACGATCGCATGACCGAGGGCGATCTGATGAGAAGTGCGATCGTCTCGTGGGATGTCAGTAACCCGCGCCGCTTCTACTGCGAAAAAGAGGTCAAGAATAGCCTGCTGATTGGCCTGCACCCGCTGAACCCGGCCCTGATGCGGCCGAAGTACAGCCAGGGGCAGCGAACGCTGATCGGCTACACCTGGGGCGATGGGCAGCAGCGGCGCGAGTATAGTCTCGACGAGCTGCTGATCAGAAGCGCGCCCAGCTGGTACGATCCGCCGCCCTTGGTCGCAGCGCTGGGCGCGACCGAGTCGGACACCGCCCAGACTGACTACATCCGCGCGTTCTTTGAGAATGGCGGCGTGCCGCCCGGCCTGCTCAAATACAACATGCCGCTGAACGACGAGAAGCGCGACGAGATTCGCGACAAGTGGCGCAGCCGGTATGGCAACCGCTTTGGTCGGCAGCACGACGTTGGCATCCTGGATGTCAACGCCGAGTATCAGCAGACCGGCTCGAAGCTGGACGAATTGCAAAGCCAGACGCTGCGCAGTGTCGCCGAGTCACGCATCTGCATGGTGTTCGGCGTGCCGCCGCTGATCGTGTATGCCTATGTGGGGTTGCTGCGCGCGACCTACAGTAATCTGGGCGAAGCGTGGCGCGGGTTCTGGGACGCGACGATGAGCCCGCTGTTCAAGGAGCTGAAAGACTTCTGGACGTGGAATCTGCTGCCGGAGTTCGAAGACCTGGCCGATATCCGATCGGAAAAGGTCAAGCTGGCCTATGACATGTCGACCGTTGCCGCCCTGCAGGACGACGTGGATGCGATCCAGACCCGCGCGCGGGCAAACTACCAGGCGAAGGGCATCTCGCGCAACGAGTTTCGAAGCGCGATCGGTTTGCCAGCGCGGCCGGGCGATGATGACGTGTTCTTCGGCGACCAGGCTGCTCCATCGTCGCCGCTGCCGGCGATGAGCGCAGGCGGCGGCAAGGCCACCAAGGCGCGCACGCGCGGGTCGGTGCAGCTGACCGAGCGGCGGATCGAAAAGGCGATGCAGCGCTATCTCGCGCACGAGTACGAGCGCGCGGCGCAGGCGGTGGCATGATGGATGATCTGAATGTGCGCTGCGCGCGGGCGCTCGGGTGGGAACTCGAAACCGACGAACATGGCAATGTCTGGTCGCTCAGTGGCGGCCGGCGATTTGAGCTACCCGACTTCGCACATATCGATAGCGTGATACCGGCACGCTGGCTCGAAGACGCGATCGAGGAGCGCGGGCTGTGGATGGAGTATACCGCTGCGCTGCTGCCTGCGCTTGACCTGGAGCGGCCAGGGATCGCCGGCTCAGCGCTGTGGGCCGCGATCCGCGCCACGCCCAAGCAGCGCGCGCGGGCGTTCTTACAGACGGTAGATACCTGATGGACGATCGCACCCGCCACCTGCTGCTCACCTTACGCGCCGCGCTGCTCATGGCACTCGGCGCGATCGAGGATGCGCTTGGTCTGCCGCGCACGCTGCCGAGTAGGCGCGAGCGGCGCGAGAGTCGGGTGTCCTATCCAGTAATTGACCCGTAGTGTTATACTGATCACAAATCAAACTCGCTGCACTTGGAAAAGCGCGGTGTGCTGTTCTCGTTCTCGAGAGCGGCGCACCGCGCTTTTTTGTGATCAATGCACACGCTGAACGGCCATAAAAAGCGCGACCCGACCACTGGCATGGACGATGGCAGTGCGGTCGCCAGTCTCATGCAAACGTTCTACCAGGCGCTGCTGGAGGATGCCTTTCTGGACGCGGCTGAGGCGGGCGTCGATGTGGCCTTCGATCTTGCAAACCCGTATGTGCAGACCGTGCTGAGCTCGCTGGCGAAAAATATCACGGGTGTGGCCGAGACGACCAAAGACGATATCCGCCTGCTGGTCGCTCGGCAAGCAGACGAGGGCTGGTCGGTCGAGGAGCTGCAGAAGCAGATCCGCGCCAAAGGCGATATCGCCAGTCGCTCGCGCGCGCTGACCATCGCCAGAACCGAGACCGGCCAGGCCTATAACCAGGGCGCGATCGCGGCCTACCGCGCCGGCGGCGTCACGCATGTGGATGTGCTGGACGGCGACGATGATGAAATCTGCGCGGCCGCCAATGGCGCGCGCTGGACGCTCGACGAGGCCGAGCGAAACCCGCTCGGCCACCCGAATTGTACGCGGGCGTTCAGCCCGGTCGTGGAGTAGCACGCCATGGAATACAAAGCATCGAAGGCCTTTACGATGGGCATTGAGGGCCGCACGGTCACCGGGATCTTCTGCGTGCATGGCAACGTGGACGACGGCGACGGCTGGTCGACCCGCGACCGCAGCCATCCAGGCCTGTTTGGTGACTTCACCGTCGATGGCCGCTCGCGCGCCGTGTTCCTCTGGCAGCATAACAGCTACGACCCGCCGACCGCGACGATTGACCAGCTGTTCGAGGTCGCCGGCGCCGATCTGCCGCCGGCGGTGCTGAAGTATGCGCCCGGCGCGACCGGCGGCGTCGCGGTCAAGCGCACCTATCTGGAGACCGCGCGCGCGAGCGAAGTCTTCGCAGCCTTGTCTGCCGGCGCGATCACCGAGATGAGCTACTCCTATGAGCCGCTGAAGCCCTGGACGATCGAGGAGCAAGAAGACGGGCTCCCGATCCGCGATCTCTATAAAGCCAATCTCTATGACGTGAGTGACGTGAACTGGGGCATGAATCCCGCGACCAGCGCGGACGGAACGAAAGACCGTCCCATGGGCGCGCACGGCGATGCGGTGAAAGCTGCGGTCGCCGACTATATCGCCCGCATCCAGGATCTGGCCGAGCGGCGGCGCAAGGAGGGGCGCGTGTTCAGCGCCGCCAACTATGCCGCGCTCAAAGCGCTGGCCGATGAGCTGGACGGGTCGGTCGCAAGTCTGCGCGAGCTGCTGGCGACCAGCGAGCCCAAGCAAAAAGACGATCTGCGGCGGCTGTGGCTGCAAACCCAGCGCACGCTGGCCGCGCTCAATGGAGTGACATGAAACGAAAATATGAGATCGCGCAAGAGCTGGACGCCAAGCGCGATCGGCTGTCGACCATCTTCAAGGAGGCTGGCGACGATCTGGATCTGAAGAAGGTTACATCGATCGACGGCACGACCGAAGAAAAGGCCGCGGCGATCCGCAGCCTCAACGACGAATTGACCGATCTTGGCAAGCAGTTCGAGCAGGCGCGCGAGCTGGAGATCATCCAGGAGGGCCTGCGCGAGAAGACCAGCGGGCGCGACCGCTCGGACGACCGGCCGGCCGGCAACGCCGGGCAGCACAGCGAGTACAAGAGCCTCGGCCAGCGCTTCGCCGAGCACGAGACGTCCCAGCGGTTCAAGGGTGCCGACAAGCGCCAGTTCGGCATCACCTTCGACGACTACGATGAGACCGAGGCGCGGCGCGGGCGGAAGACCCTAATGGACACCACCGCCGGCTTTGCGGCCCCGAACAATCGCGGCCCGAAGGTCGTGCTCTCCGCGCAGCGCCGGCCAGTGGTCGCCGACCTGATTCCGCAAGACACCACCGACGTGAGCGTGGTCAAGTACATGGAAGAGACCACCTTCACGAACAACGCCGCGAGCGTGGCGCAGGGCGCGAGTAAACCCGAGGGCGCGCTGGTGTTCACCGAGCGCTCTCAGACCGTCGAGAAGATCGCGGTGACCTTGCCGGTGACTGACGAGCAGCTGGACGACGTGCCGCAGATCCGCGCGGTGATCGACAACCGGCTGACGCTCATGATCGAGCTGGCCGAGGAGGTCGAGCTGCTGACCGGCACGGGCGTTAGCCCACATCTCCAGGGCATCCTGACCAAGACCGGCATTCAGACGCAGGCCAAGGGCGCGGATCCCACGCCCGACGCGTTCTACAAGGCCATGACGCTGGTTCGGTTCACCGGCTTTGCCGAGCCGACCGGCGTGGTCATCCATCCGAACGACTGGCAGGATATCCGGCTGCTCAGAACCGCCGACGGGCTGTACATCTGGGGCAATCCATCGGAGGCTGGCCCCGAGCGGCTCTGGGGCGTGACGGTGGTCGTGACGCCGGCTGAGACCGAGAATACCGGCCTGGTCGGCGACTTCCAGCTGTACAGTCACATCAGCCGCAAGATGGGGCTCCGGATCGACGTGGGCTGGGTCAATGACCAGTTTCTGAAAAACCAGCAGACCATCCGCGCTGAGGAGCGGCTGGCGCTCGAAATTTATCGGGCGGCGGCGTTCTGCAAGGTCACCGGAATCTAGGTTCTGTAGCATTACTGGCATCTAGCGGGGCGCGGCAGCTCGCGCCCCTTGGAGAAGAGCCCATGCCGATTATCGAAGGCGCGACCGGCGCGGTGCTGACCAACGCCGGCGCGCCGGCCGCCGGCACCAACGAAGTCCAGACCCTGACGATCGGCGGCACGCCGACC